TTCCGTCGGTAATTTCATATCTCGTATCTTTGGTAAAACAAGTGTAATATCTTGCACCGCTATGTTTGTCTTTGATATAAGTGCCTGCAAGAATAACCCTCTTGTCACTATAAGCTGTTGACCTTACAACAAATGTTGTTCTTGGGTCTAATACATCATATGTGAAATAGCTTTCCCCATCCTCATATTCTGTATTTATATCAATATAAACATATCCGATTCCGCCGATTTCAACATACCTAGCAAGTTCCTGCTGCTTTTGTCTTGCGTTCTGTGATTCGTAACAACTGTTTAATTCTGCTATAGCTTCTGTGAAATTAGAATCCTCATTGTCGCCATTTTGAACTAGCGTTATAGGATTTCCCCACTTAAAGCCTAAATTAAACTCTGTGACCTCGTTAGCCACATTATCGCAACACTCGCAGTCAATGTCTGGCCTGTATGTTTTGGCATTCTTCCTAACTATTGGTTGTATTCCTGCATCATAATCAAGAAGAAACTGTATTCTGTTGGAATTAATATCATGTTCCAAAATTGCTTCACGCAAAATTGGTATTATATTGTCAGACGTTATTTCTTTCGCGCCTGTATAAATAGCAATTCTTCCTGTCTGCATTGTCTACACCTCTAATAAAATGTCATACCGCTTGAACTTCTGCTGTCCGGTACTTCTTTAATTTGAAAATTATCATCATCGTTAGGCACATACCATATCCATTTACGGCAATAATTGCACGCTAATTTATGTGTTCTTGGGTCTTTGCTGTCTGCCTTAGTCAAAAACTTATGGCAATTCGGACACATAATTGACTTGTCTTTGTTTGTATAAAAAATCATATTTCTACCTCGTTACATAGTAAAAGCACCGCCATAATTAAATGACGATGCTTTTCGATAAGGATTATACATGTTTATGAAGTTCGCTTTGCTCAATATAATAATAAACTAATAAAAGCGGACATATCGGACAGCTTTACTATTTTTCAAAAAATCTTACAAAACTTTTTCTTACACTATCCTCTGTATTTCCGCCGCCTATATAATCAGCCACTTCATTCCAAGTCTTATTTTCTAAAAATCTAAGATTGATTATTCTTCTCATCCTACTATCATCAACGCTTGCTATAAATTGCTCAACCTCGTTAGTTTTCTCTAATAAATCATCTTCAAGTAACTGTAATGTGGCTTTTCTGGCATAGAGAAGTGTTTTCTTTCTGCTGTACTCTGGAAATGGTATGCCCTCAATCTTAAAATGCTGTTTACCGCCATTGCCGCCGCTAACAGAATCTATAACCATTTCTCCGGCTTCGATTTTGCTTATATCTTTTTCAAGCCGTTCTATCTTTAGTCTTACTTCTTTTACTTCTTCTTGTAAGTCAGAATATTGTGATAAAACTTCCTTTGTTACCATAAATTCCCTCCTGTTATATAGGACTTGACATAATGACTGTTTGCGTTGCTTTTTTATCTATTACTATTGCAAGCTGTGTTATCGAATCACTTGCATCATCGTGTGGATTTTTACCCTCTGATGTATACATTGTAAATTCATCCATAGCATCTTGATACATCTGTGTTCTTATGTAAGTTGGTCTATCATCTATCGCAAGATATTGTCTACTAATGAGGAAAATGAATATCTCTTTTACTCTGTCGGAATAACCCTTAATTTTTTCCTCTTTAGGTAGTTTTGTATTTGCGTAATATGGAATAATTCTACAGAAATATACATTTTGCTTTTTCATTTCAGTTTTAATGCTATCTGTCATCAGCTTTCCACCGGCGTTCTGCTCAATGTGTAATTCTGTAATATAGTGCTTCTTAATAGCTGCTACAATCAAAGGAACTGTAACTGCCTGTGTGCCTTTCTTGTACACCCAGTCAATGATGTATCTTTGCTTTCCGTCAAAATCTGCACATATTGGCATTGATAGGTTATCAGCTCCGCCAAATGCCGGGTCGCATAATGCAATTACTTTTCGTTCTTTGTTTTCTAATTCATCATCAAAATCTCCGTTAAAGAATCTTAATTCATTATCTGGAAACAACAATCCCTCACGAACATAAGGTTTTTGCATAAACTTAGCCATCCATTCAGCCTTGTCAAGTTTTTCTCTCATATCCTTATAATATGCTGTTGAAAAGCCGTTTATTTCATAATCAAAGTTGCTCTCATCATTTTCATTAAGTGCCGGTATTCTTCTGAACCTGTATTGTGGGTCATTTTCGTATTGTTTTCTCATTCGTTCCAATGGGTCAAGGACATTCCATAATGTACCAACCATAAGTTCTCTTGCCCCATCGTTTTTTCGGTCAACCATTTTGTTTAGATATTCTTGATAAGTATTTTCCATTCGCATAGGTGACAATGAATGCTCTCTATCTCTTACCAAGTCATCTACATACAAATATCCATCTTTTGATACGTCAACTGCACCAGTCCAAGTTCCATCAATACCACGGCACGTTACGGTTGCGAATCTGTCCGGATCTCCAAGCGTGATCGTAAATTCGTCCGCGCTCTTGTCTGTCGGAATTGATGTGTTTGCGTATTCCGGATGCCAATAAGCAAAAAGTTCCGCAAATGTATATTCTTCTGTGGTAAAAAGATTCATCAGTTCCTTGTAAAATCCTTTTGCCAAAATACCAGAGTGACCACCCATTGCGCTATGGCTGTTTGGTCTGCGCAAAGCTACCCACGCAAGAAAGAATATGCAAATTGTGGACTTTCCAACTCTTGACGGCATTGATAATCCATAAAATTTAATTATTCTGTTTTCAAGGTCTTCCAGGTCCTTAACTACAACTTTAAGCGTTTTGCGGCGTGGGAAATAAAATCTTTTAGTCCAATGTCTTTTACGTTCCATATAAAGCATAAAACTTTCAAAATTGTAATAGCTCTCCAGTTTTAATACATCGTAAAACTGATTAAGTAGTGGATATTCACTATCACTTTCTTGTACAACCTTTTCAACTTCCCATATGTTTTTCCCATTAAACTGTTTAGGGTCTGTACAATAGCCATTTATGAGTTCTTTTGTCCTAGCCGTACATTTCAACATTGTGTTAATTTCGCCCTCATTCTTGGCAAGCTGACACACGTTGTAGTAGGTTTCTATGATGTTTTCATCTATTCCATTTTGGGATATGTATTTTTCGCAATCATCTATCAGTTGATTTAATTCAGAATTCAAGAAAAGCACCTCCACTTTTCAGCAAAGGTGCTTATAGACCTCTGCCTATAACTGTTTTAGGGTAGCACCGCAAACCTCTTATGCGGCGGTAATATATTATTTATTTAATATCAATATCTGGTACTAATCTTTCAGGGTAAAACGTCAATTCATAATGGTACTTATCTGTCCCGACTGGTTCTGTTTGTTCCATAACATAACAAGTCCAATCGTTAAGATATATATAATCTTTATAATATGTGTTCTCGCCTGTTTTGATAGTAACTACAAGCTCATTAGTACTGTTGTTGCTAAGGCTCATATACCCCTCTGCCTGCAACATAATTGTATCTGTTCTTGCATTTGTAACTGTAATTTTTCGATAGAGATTAAACTCATCTCCATCTTTTGACAGATTGTGGTTTACGACATCTGCCGTTCTACAACCAACCATTCCAAGTGCAATGCAGATTATCATTCCTAATGTCAAAAATTTCTTTTTCATAATTTCTATTCCTTTCTATGTTTTATCAACCTTTATCTTTCAAAGGTCAGCAACTACAATTAGTCCGTAGTCGGTAATACATGTTTACAAAATATTCATTTTCTTGAACGTAGAAAATATTTTCGGGGCTTGAATTGCAAGCCAGTCAACCATTTCCTCATTCACTGCCCACGCGTCCGAAGTGTTTGAATTTTCCGCAAGTCCGCTTTCAAATAAAAATGCATGGATTACTTCGTGTCGCATAATAGCTTTTTTATGCTCTTCAAGGTTTTTCTTCATTCCTTTTTCGTTAATTATGCTTTTCATATCATCAACAACTATTGTCTTAGTTGATGTATCTGTATAGCCATCGACATCCGCAAGCTCCGGAAACGTTGCTTGAGAGCCTTGT